TCCGTGGCGCATGGTGTCGGCAACATCATCTTTACTATTAATCCTGGAAGAGTTGACCTCTCTCTCTGGCTTTCGCATAGTGTTGTCTGTTTGTAATCTACTGCTGCAGGTGTCGGCAGCATTCCCATTGCCATTGCTCTCGTTAGTGTCACCGAGTGCATTGACCCTTCCTTTACTTGTGTTGATTTCATTGTTGCCGTTGCGTTCGTTGCATCCATGCAGGTTGGTGTCGGTAACATCCCCCTCAAGGCCATCTGATCCAATGGCATTGTGAATGGTTTGTGACCTTTCTCCACTAATCTCTCCATCCGAGCATCGTACGCCTCGAAGTTCGTCTGCTCTCTTGCTTGAGCGAGTGGAGTGGGCAACAAACCAAACTCTGTCCCTTCTATGGGGAGCGTTGACGGATACAGCTGGAAGTACATACGGTTGTACTTCGTACCCTTCAGCTTCCAAGTCAGCTTGCACCTCGTTGAATACCAACCCTCCATTCCAATTAACAAGTCCGAGAACGTTTTCGCCCACAACCCAACGTGGCTGAATCTCCCGAATCGCTCTAAGCATCTCCGGCCAGAGGTGTCTCTCATCTTCTTTGCCAAGTCGTTTTCCTGCTGATGAGTATGGTTGGCAAGGAAAGCCGCCTGTGAGGATGTCGATTCTTCCTCTGTGAATAGTGAAGTCTGTTTTGGTAATGTCTTCATATGAAATTGCTTTAGGCCAATAATATTTTAATACTTGCTGTCCAAATTTGTTCCATTCACAATGAAAGATATTTTCCCACCCCATCCATTCTGCTGCTAAGTCAAACCCTCCAATACCTGAGAATAACGATCCGTGCCTCATAATGTACAAGCTTGAATATAATGCTGCCTTTGATGCTCGAACTCTATTTGCTGCCATCTGCACCCATGTGCATCGAGCAATGCCTCCCAGACCTCTTCCCAATAGGCTTTGTCTTCGGAGTGCTGATGGAGGAGGCAGATAGCTGATTCGGCTGCGTTGAATGACAGATTCATGTAGATGTAAATCTGTTCTGCTTTGTTTTTTGGTGTCATTTTAAGTTCAATTTAAGACAATGCGGGCAGATAGACTGCTGCCTTGCAATTGCGGTGATAGTATAGTATTTACGGCATGAACGGCATTTTATCCAGAAGGTTTTAATCAGTTTCATAACCCTATATTTTTCATGTGAACTGAAATCTCGTTGTCGTTCTTTAAAGATAGCTGATCTTCAACACCACGGAGTGCATGGATTACAGTTGTGTGGTGGGTAACACCAGGCTTCAAGAACTCAACTATCTCCTTTAGCCTCCAATTGCATTTGTAGTACAGATGGTAGGCTAGTATTGAGCGCATGATAATTATTTCTCTATCCCGCCTTCTCGCTCTTAATGACTTTATATCTGACTTGAAATAAGTCAAGACTCTCTGCGTAACATATTCAGCAGTATTTAATCGTGCTGATTCACGGATGCCAGGGAGGACGTAAGGACTAATCATTTTATTTAGTTTTAAGGATTGCGATGGTTATGAGAAGCAAGGCAACCCATACGGCTACCTTGTTCTCACGATAGAATTGTATTAGCTCTTTTCTCATCTCTTATGCTTGAGTTGGTATGAGATATTGCGAGGCTTGGTATCGGCATTTAAAGTATTCCATAATGCTTCTGTATGCATGAATGCATCCCAATCGCCACTTATTTCACTTACGCTTTTAGTTATTAGCTGCCAACCTACCCCTTGAATTGCTCCACCTTTACCCGTAGTCCTGGTCTTGGCGTTAAGCCAAAGGATACCAACCTCATCAATCCACTCATTACTTTCATCTTCATGATCGAATAATTGATGGTAGGCAGCTAACTGAAGCCAATAACTATTATGCAAATTATTTGAGGTCTTAATATCCATCAGGATAGTTTTACCATTTAGCTTAATAACCCTATCCAATGTACCGGCAAATCCGAGTATTGAGCTTGCATAATGTTTCTCCATCATCAATATCTCCGGCTGATGGCTATTGGTAAAGTCAACATACCGCTCGAACATGGCCCATTCGAGCATTTTGAACTCAGGGAAGCCGTTAGGGGAGAGGAATGTCACCTCTTCACCGGCATCGTACCGCTCAGTGAGGTTATGCACCACGCTGCCACGCTTACCCGCCTCGTCACGGATATGGTCAGCTTTATCTCCAACGTCTTTTAACCATTGAAAAAAGTGAGCATCTTTCGGATAGCATTCGAGGATGGTGGTTACCGAAGGAACGTAGGTGCCGTCCTCGGTTATGTAGAATCTGTTGTCAGTAAACTCGATCCTGTTCTTGTGCAGGTCGACAATAAATGGCTTGTTCATATATGTGTGTTTTTAATTGAAGTGTTAAAAAACCCGCCCGATGTAGACACATAGGCGGGAAATCGTCTACCTTAAAACTATACTAAACCCTGAACTAAAAAGGTGTGTCCTCGTCTACTGCGGAGGCAGGCTCGACTTTGGCGTTGAATAAGTCTTTTACAAAATTCTCAAGATACTCAAGGCGTTTGGTGTCATCCCATGTGTCCTTGCCCTTAATCTTAATCTTCTCAAGGTTTGGCAGCTGACCTGGGTTGTCTTTTGTCCAGTAATGCTTGAGGCCCTTACCATCTTGATTGATAAACATAACGCTATTACGCTTATCGCCATCTATCATAATCTTTGGCGTGATGGTCATGACACGGCTAAGGTCAGCGTTTGGGATGGCTTTTAGAAAGGATACAGCGTAGCCACCGGAGTAATTGGTCGACAAAGTGTAGTCATTCTCGCCATCATTGACGTTGATGACCCAAAACTTGCCGTACTCTGTCTCCTTGGTGGAGATGCCTTTGATGTAGCCGGTGAGTGAGTCATAGAACTCCTCGTGTACTTCTTTTCCTACTTTGTTTGTTCTGCTTACTGATTTTGGTGTTGGGGAAGAGAAAGACCGGACTAATTTCCCATTGCTGATTTGCAGATAAATGCTTGAGGACTGATTGTTGTTGAGGCCCATAGTTGGATATTAAACGGGTGATTAAAAATGTGGGTTTGGGTTGAGTTGCTTCGCTTTCTCACGCTCATAAGCAAGAACAGTTTGGTGAATCTTGATATATGTCTCAAGAGAAATCTTACCAGTTGTCTCAGCTCTAAACATAGTCATCGCAGTGGTATCTGCCATTTTCGCAAACATTTCACGTGAAATCTCACGGTCAGTTCGCCATTTTCTTAATGTGTCTTTGATGTACAATTGCATTTTATTTTCCGTTTTGTTTACACAAAGATAATAACGTTTGTTTTATTTACCAAATTTATTTTATAAAAGATATAAAAAAAATCCCGATGTGAAAACACCAGGATTTAAGACACCTATCGAAAAACACACTATTTGAATGGTTTGTACCTTGTTATGCCAAAAGTCTTGTAGGCTACAAGCACCTCTTTTCTGTTTTTACCTTCGGCATAGCTAACGTGAACCCAGTCGGGGTTATAGTTGTCGCCAAGCTCCCAAATAAGCTGATCGAACTCTAAATTGCCTTTGATGTAATAAAACACATCGCTGTTGCTTATCGTTCCGCTGCCGTCCATGTCGATGTCCATTGCCTGCCCCTTGCTATGCTGCGACCTGCTCGACCCCTTAATAGCCTTATTGAGAGCCTCTGACCGGTAGCCTGATGAAATGTATATAGCCGTTTTAAAGTGAGCTCTAACAGGCTCAAAAATCCTTTTGGCTAGCAGAATCATGTTATCAAGATGCTCTGGCTTTGGCGTATTGCTGATGCCTTTACGCTTGGCGGTGTCGCTTCGGATCATCTCCGCCATTGATAGGTGTAGAGATAGTTTCATTTGATTTTAAATAAAAGTAAAAAGAATAATAATGCCCCTCCTCCGATAAAATACACTATCCTTTGTAATTTTTTCATGTCACCGAGCGCAAGTTTCTCCATGGTTTTGGCATCGTTCAACTCCTTTGTCAGCACCTTAATCCTTGCGGAGTCTACCAGCACCATCTTTATGCTGTCACGGATGGTTCGAATCTTGGTGACGGTGTGAAATTTTGTTTCCCAAAGGTAGGTAGTATCGTTAATGACTGCGGTGTCCACATATACAATGGTGGTAGTGTCATGTACTTCAAGGGTGTCTGTTTTTCGTATTATAGTTGTATCATTGAGGCAGTAGCCTCTTTTAATAACTTCAGCAGCTACAACCTCAAACTTTTTGTTATCACCAAGCACCTGCTTGACGGGGTTGCAGCTGCCAAATAATATTAGGAGAAGAATGATGCTTATAAAAGCTAAGATCAGCTCTAACTCCGGACTTAATTTGTACTGGCTATTCTTCTTCACTCTGCGTAAATTTAACGCCATTGACAAACTTATCAAGGTATATATGCTCTTCTAACCCCTTGTCGTTAACAACTTCTATTTTCTGATAATCAAACTCCTTTGATAGTAAATCCTTAATCTCTTTATACATCTTCCTTTGTCCATCCTTATTGTACTTATACCCACCTTTCTCATCCAAAATCAACGCTCCATTGTCTTCAGTCATTGCATTCTCAAGCCTAATGTCATTTAGTTGCTCTTCGTACTCTTCGTAGTAGCTTTTTAGTTTAGTGTGAATCTTCAGTAGTTTCTTTTGAACTTTAGTCTCTTGGTTTCCGATGTTCTGAACCAAGATCTGCATGGCTTCGATTAGTTCTTTGTAAGTCATTGGTGTAAGTTTATAGAGCAAATTTAAACAATTCTATAAGTAAAAATAAAAGAATAATTGACGTCTGTGTCAACGGCAGGGATTACTTCAAACTCGCCAAAATTCGAAGCATAGCCAGAAAGCGCTGCTGCCGGGCCTCCACCTTGTGCAACACCCGTTCCGTTGAGGTAGTTAACCGATGAAGTTGCGGAATTAATAGGTAAAGAGAATGATAATGATGTTGGCGTATTATCAGCCGTTGCGTTAATAGTTACCCATCCTGATACCGTTACAGTATCGCCTACTCTCATGTATTGGCAAGAAAATGCAGTAACTGAGTCAACATTAGCAAGTCCACTCCATGTTGGCGTGTAAGTGCCTGATGACGTAACTCCTGGAGCAGCAATCGTTATAATTGACCCAATAGAATTGAATGCGAGAACACCTGCTGCCGTCCCTGGCATTGAAGATGATGAAGTGTACATTGGCAACACCATCTGCCCACCATTGGTAATGGTGAACCGCTCAGTCATCGTGACCGTAGTACCTATAGAAACTGCTGCTGATGTTGCTGACCTAAATGTCAACTGACCAGATACGCTCAATGAACCTTTCTGTATGTCTATCGAGGTAGCAGAGAGAAATACATTTGTCGTTGATGTGCTTGTAGTCAGACCATACGTCAAAACTGGGTTTCCTGCTGACCTATTTGTACATAAGTTAGCGAGATGCCCTATTGAGTAATTATCTTGAAGTAATATTGAGCCGTCTGTTGCTGATGCGTTACCCGCAACCAACTTATATGACCCAAAATTAGCTTCCCCGCTTACAAATGACAAAGGACTATCGAGTAGGTTGTTTGCTGATGTCCAAATAGGCACATAGTCAGCCGTGCCATTACCCGTGATAAGTGATGCAGTAAAGAACTCATAAGCAGTATTCGCTGTGTTCCTACGTAATAACTGCCCTGCCGTTCCACTGACCTCAGTTACCGCACTTGTTCCATTGCCGATTAAAACACCCGTTAATGTACTTGCTCCTGTTCCACCACGCCCTACTGCTAACTGACCCGTCCAACCTAAGTTAATACTAACGGGTTGTAGCAAAGCCGATGCAGGAGTGCCTCCAAGAGTCATCTGCACGTTGGTGTCGTTGCTGAAAGTCAGTTCACTTCCTGCTATGTCAGAGCCTTGTAGCGTTCTGAACTCATATGCCGTGTTGGCTGTGTTACGTCTCAAGAATTGTCCTGCCGTGCCTACTACTGCCGTAAATGCTGATGTGCCGTTGCCCACTAAAACGCCTGTCAGCGTTGATGCACCAGAGCCACCTCTACCAACTGATAATTGACCAGTCCATCCCATTGTGAGTGAGACGGCTTGTAATAGTGCGGAGGCAGGAGTGCCGCCTAAAGTTATCTGAACGTTGGTGTCATTGGTACGTGTAAGTGCAGCCGATGGTATGTCGGCAGTAGCTATTGTACCCCATCCAAGTGATGTGGTAGCCGTGCCATTACCTTGAGCGGTAAGAAATTGCTTTGTGGATGATGTCGGGCCAGGTAGCCTTGTCGGAACACCCCCACTCTGATAAATCATGTCATAATTGAGCGTCATCGGATTAGTCAGAAACGATGCCGTGTAAAACTCATAACCCGTTGCTGTTCCGTTAACTCGAAGTATCTGATTTGGGCCTCCTGTAACTGCTGTGAATGCGGATGTACCATTCCCGATAAGTACACCTGTTAAAGTAGCAGCACCGCTACCACCTCTTGACACGGCAAGTTGCCCTGCCCATCCAAGAGTCATGGATACGGAGCGAAGTAGTGCCGTTGATGGCGTACCTCCAAGAGTAAGTGTCACGTTGGTATCATCCACCTCAGTAAGCGCAGCACCTGTAACATCCGTTCCCGCAATATTTACCCATGACATTGTTGTGCCATTGGTAGTAAGGAATTTACCTGTGTTGCCCGTCATCAGAGGAGGTATGCCGTAACCCGTTGTGAAGGATAAAGCAAGTGTTCCTGCACTTGTAACGGGAGATCCGCTCACAGTAAACCCCGTAGGAGCAGTAAGTGCCACAGATGTCACCGTACCACTACCCGCACCCGTAGTTGGGATATAAGTTATTAAGGATTTGTTTATCCTCATATTATCGTTATGTTCAACAGATTAGCTGCCCAAGAATACGCCCAGTTGTTGATGTCGCTACCACCTTGATTTCCCCAATCGGAATAGTCTTGTCCGCTCATAGTTAGGTTACCTTGGCTCAATGCCTGACCTACCACGTCATTACCTTCAGCATCCTGCGTTTTGGCGAATAGCTGCCAATAGAACTGCGCAGAATCTTCAAGATTATCGTCAATAGACTTCATTGCGAAATACTCGGCATCAACGTTACTGCCGTTGAACCATACTGCAAAAGGGGTTATTTGTTTCATATTATACTATTTTAAGAGTTCCTGCATCGTTCCAAATTGCACCTGTTGGCAATCCTGCCGATGATGTTGGCAAATTGCCGAAGATTACTTTACCATTTGTTGTTTCTATTGCTCTAAAATCAGCAGCAGCGGTAAGAGTTGGGTTGACGTATAAGCCACGAGTTACTCCTGTTGCACCAACTTGATTTATTGTTGGAGTTAATGTCAAACTATTAATAACACCAGTTCCGCTTGTAGGTGCAAAAGTGCTTACTATCCTTGTTACATCTACGCTACCACTTGTATAATCACTTTGTGTACTATGTATTACAAAATCAAATCCTGTTGTAGTTCTTGCATTAGTATTATGTATCTGTAATTGCAAAGCAGTTCCATTTACCAAACTTGTATTTAAAGCATTTACAGGCATAAAATACACCCTTGAAGCACTTGCCCCTATTAATACTAATCCATCGTTACGAACCGCTAATAAACTCGATGCTGCACTATTAGTTACAAGTAACCCATTAGTTGCCCCTGTGCCAGCTCCCGTAATCTTTGTATTCCCCGTCACCTGAAGGCGTTGACCGCTGTCGGTGGTTGAACCTACTAATAAATTAGAAGTACCTGCACCAGTTCCATCAATTACTGCAAGTGCATTTGATAC